CGTTTAGTGGTTTTGCGTGTGTTCGCCATAAAATAAATTATCGCTTACTAATTAAGATAAACAGATCATCAACACGCGCCTCTAATCTGTTTAATTGATCCTTCATGCTTGAGCCACCATTCGGTCTAAGTTCTTGCAAATAAGATTTAATAACCCAGCGTAGACAAACCAATCCACTCGTTACTAACGCGCTTGCGCCAACGGCGATACCAACCCACTCTTGTGCGGTCATTTCGCATTAACGCCATAATCATGCTCAGCACCAGATGTTGGGTCGATTGCTTTAGCCAATGGTGCAACTAATGAACCTAGCAAAATTGCATACTCTGGTCGAATGTCGGCAGCAATTGCCAACACGACAGTTAAACCACTAGCTGCAACAGCTCTTAGATATGACTTAATTGCTGCTTTGTGTTTCTTGGATAGTTTCATTATTTGCCTCCTAGTAGTGGGATGTTAAAAAAATCGCCTTTTTGATTTGGTTTGAAACTGATGTGAATGTGTTTAATGTGTGGATTTATGCCTTTGTATTTGCGCCACTTCCAACCAAGCAAGGGTGATGCAATTTTGCCAACATGGATTATGTAACTAATTCGCTTATCGGTTTTTGCAGCAAGCCTAATTTGCTCTGCTAAGTAAATGCTCATTTCAGGCTGATCGCACAATTTGGCATCGACATCGATAGCACAAACTTCACCAGTATTAGGCAACGGGTTGTGATCGCTCTTAGTGTTTTGGTGCTTTTCGTTTCCGATCCAACCATCCGACTTGCGCGATCTATCGGCAAAACTGTCGTCAATTTGCTCACGCATTTGAACAGCAGCTTTAGATAAATAAGCCTTCATTAACCAAGTATCATTTCCAGTTCATCAGCAGTTAAACCAATGCGATTAAGTATTGACGCTTTAGCAATTTCTTTTGCATTAGCTTCGGTTTTTGCTTTTGCTGCATTTGCTGCATCTAATTTAATTTGAGCAATTTCATCAGCGTTTGCATCTCTGACAATTTCCTCGCCAGTTTCGCAATTAACAATTTTTACCTGTGCTTTAGATTTAATCATTATTTAACTCCGTAAAGTAGGACTGTGCCTGATGTGAAATTGCCTAATAATCCAAACAAATCAATAGATGTTATGGCTGGTGTTTGATTGTATGCACCTTGTCGTGCAATTGTGTTTACGCTTGTGGTTGTCGTGGCATTAACTAAAATACCTGTTGAATTAAAATGTTTCCAAGTAACTGTATTTTTGTAGTCAAACACATTGATAATTACAAATGCATTTGTAACTGCATTATCATTTCCACCATTAAAAATACTTGAATAAGATGTGCTAAATGTTTGTCCAACTTGATTAGCACCAACATTATTAGTAAAATATCTGTTTGCACTATCGCCATTAAATCTAATAGCAATTTGGTCATCATCAGTTGCTGGTAAATAATCTTGAATAATCAGTTGTAAATGAATATAATCAGCAGGTATTGAACTTAGTGTTATAGAAGCGCCTGTTAAAGTAGTTGTGCTAATTAAAGTCATTCCACCACCAGTAGGTGCAGCCCATTTTAATCCTGTTGCCTCTGCGCTGTCTGCTGTAAGGACTGTGTTATTAGCACCTACGCCAATGCGAGCATCTAATGTGCTAAATGTAAATAGATCACCTTTTGTTGTTAATGGTGTTTGATCTGTTAATGCTGCCCACGCTGGCACACCTGCAACAACAGATAAAAATTGTCCAGATGATCCAATGCCAAGTCTAGTATTGACATTTGATGTTGATGAACGAAATTCAAGATCGCCAAGAGTTGTTGACGGATTAAGATTTTTGGTTGTTGTATCAACAGATGAACCTAGCGTGCGAATAGCAGCTGCGCCATCCTTGACTAACGCGGTGTCATCCGGTGTAGTCCAGCCGTAATTGGTAGTGGTTGCCATATTATCCTTTATCTCAGGCTACGATTGTAGCGTATTCCCATGTCAAAGTTGGGCTTAAAGTGTTCCATGCCTCTGTGATTGGCACAGTATTCCAACGCATTGCTACCTGACTAAATGCCACAGGCGACAAGTTAATTGTCAGGAATAATTCGTTAAACCTAGTGCTCCAAGACCAACCCTCTACATAACCCTCAAACTCCCCGTCTGATATTTGTGTCGGTAGGTTTTGCAGGTTAAGGGGTTGCCCAATAAACACGCCTAACAAATGATCGCGGTCTGCGTTATCTATCTCTGGGCTTGTTAGCGGAAATGTAATGCTTTGAAATGCTGGCAATGGGAATGCGCGTTGAGCAATGTATCGGTCTGCAACTTCTTGAGCATCTACTGCACTATGTATTCTTGAGTTAATAGTTTCTGCTTTATAACCATAAAGTGCAATTGATGCAGCTGATGTTGCTGTTTCCTGTGAGCCATAGTTGTTGCCGTAGTTTATGTAAATATCATTTCGCACATCACCTGAGCGCATGATTGTAGATAGCCCTTGACCTAGCGCATGATTAGCATCTAAATCAACATACCCATTGGCTAATAAATAACTCTGCCTATGGTCTGCATCTGCATAACCAATGTTGCCTTGATTGTCCTCGAAAATATAAGCAAATGCTGAGTTAGCAATATCTGAAACAACATTGTAAATCGTATCTGTTGTGTCAGGTTGGTGTTCCATTGTGTAAAGACCCGGCTGATCTATTTCGCCTAATCCTATATTAACTGCATTTGCCCATGTTTCTGTTGGGTCATAACCTGCCCATGTTTCAGCTGCCGGCACATCGTTCCAAGTGCCAAGCAATACGCTAGACAAAATGTCATAAATTTGGTTGCCATCCTCATCTTGCGGAATGTTATCTGCCCAAATCTCTTTTGCTAATTTAACAAGTGATCCCATTGCAAGAACTGAGTATTGGATAACAGTTGCATTTGATCCAGTCGCGCCAACGGCAACAGTTATATCTGTAATATCGCCACCAAAAATATTAACATAAGCAGCTGATGTGTCCTTGACTTGCAAACTTAAACTGTCGTTAATGTCAAATGGTAAAGTTTGACCAGATAGTGCCACAAATGTTATTTGCACATAAGATGGGTTTGGCTGTTGGTAAATATCTGTTCGACCAGCCTGATGTTGAACATCGCTAATTGCTATGTCGGTGTAATCAACACCTGCAACTGTAAGTTTCCAATCGGGCGACCATGCAGTCATAGTTATTTCCTAATAGCGCCGTTTGAAAGGTATGCATTTGATCTTGCTGCGCTGTCATTGACAACCTTAGCCACAGCTCTTGCAGCACCTTCACCATCAATAGCATTTACTGTTATGTTTGTAACGCCACCGCCTGTTGTGTAACCGCCATTAGGTCGAGTTGGAACTGACGGCACTCTAGCAGATGGTGCTGGATTAGGTATTGCACCTATATTAACTCCGGGAATAATGTTCAGCGCACCTGTAAATGCATTTGCAAGTGATACAACCAAGCCAATTGCTTCTCTTAAAAATGTAATAAATCCTGAAATAATGCCTGAAATACTTGCAATAGTTTTGCCAAAACTTTCTGCACCTCGACCAGTTTCTGTTAGTGCTGCACTCAATCCTGCATCACCTGTAAGTCCTGCAATAAATCCGTTAAGTGCCGGAATGCCTGTATTGTTTAAGAATGTAATAAACTTTTCTATTTGTGGCAATAAGGCAACGCCTAGACTTTCCTTAGCCTCATCAAACCCAACCTTTAAACGATCAATTTTGCCTTGAAAAGTTTCTGCATTTGCAGCAGCAGCGCCACCATAAAGTTCAGATAGTTTTGTTTGAACTTCGGTGAAAGATAATGTTGACAGTTCGGCTTTAGATAATCCAAGTCCTAACCTGCCAAGAGCTGTTGTGTTCCCATCCTGAGCACGACCCAACGCATTTGCGACAGTTTCGAGTTCAATACCTTTGCCTTTACTGATGTCTAAAGCAAGGCTTAATAATCTTTGTGCTTCACCGGTATCTTTTGTGCTTACTGCCAATCTCTGCATGGCTGGTCTAAGGCTGTCATCGGCAACGCCTGTTGCTAATGATGTTTGCAGGATAAAGTCCTCAGTTGCTTTTATTTGATCATTAGTAGCACCTGTGGCAGTTCGTAAAGCATTGGCTAACCTAAGTTGTGCAGCCTCATCCTCTATTGCAGACTTGACACCATCAACGGCTAATTTAGTGCCATACGCAACGGCAGCAGCAGCAGCAACTGCAAATGCAGCAGCAGCCTTCTTTCCAAATGCTGAAATCTTTTCGCTGTTAGTTTCAACGGCATTGTCAGCTTGATTTAATTTATTCTTAAGATCATCAATATCCGCAAGGATTTTAAGCGATAAGGTTCTACTATCTCTAGCCATTATGCCCACTTATCCAAAATGCGGTTGTATGCCGCTTCCCATTTGCTAATCAATTCAGGCTGAATTCTGCGAAGCGTTGGGTAAATAAACCAACCACGCGAACCTCTGCCTTGCCTTCCGCTATATGTAGGAAACTGTTTGAACTTATTAGATCCAAACTCAACACCACCCCATAAGGTTTGCGTGTTAGCCCCACCTGAAAATT